CATCACCCCAATTAGGTGCTGGTATGTTTGCTAATGAAAATTGCTTGAGAATAGTATTGCTTGGCACTCCTGACCAATCATCTGTTTCTCTAAATATATATCCAGCACCATTAGCATTCTTATTGCTAATATGAACCTTCATATCATCTTCAGTGTTTTTTACAGTTCTATAGCGATATATTAAGCCATTTATGTCTAAACCGCTTCCAGAAGGCAAAATATTTCCCATAGACCAGCTTAAAGCGGCACTAGCGGCGTTTGAGCTTGTTCCGTAAGTATATGGCTCACATTGCGAGTAAGAAGGCCAGAGTGCTAATAATAACCCCCAAGCCAATTTTTGTTTCCGTATTGCCATCAAATATATTCCTTACTGGACTATTTTGCTCATATTCAATTTGATCTTCAACAGCTTGCATTTCCCAAGCCAATCTAGCCTTATCGCCTATCAATCCATCCTTGGGACAGGGCGTCCCCGCGTTCATCATCGCGTCAAACACTCTTTCATCTTGGCACATGACTGAAACAGCGGCGACCTTCATCCCCATGTCATACATGACCTTTGCATTTTTGAGCTTTTCGCAATTCATATCTCTGACTGTACGCCCAGCAGATATGCCTAATATTTGTGTTTGAACTGCCCCTGCTACACCTACAGTACATAAATCAGAATTACTTGCGCTTATTTGTGGTGTTATCGCAGAAGGCGGTGGGCTATTGATAGTAGTTTCCATAGTACCATCTGATCTTACTGTGCTTTCAGATTTTATTGTATCATCATCTTCGGCCATTGCGGGGAGTGAAAAGAAAAAAAACAACAGAACAATTTGAATAATCTTCATAATCAATACCCTTAGAGCTTTGTTTTAATATCTGACCATACTGCTATTGCTACAAAACCTAATACTGCCAATGTTACCCACCTAACAATAGTTTTGCCGACTGAACTTTTAGTTGCTCTCCATCCTTCTAACAAGTCACGCAATTCTTTTACATCATGAACGGCGTTTTCGTCATGCAAGCCAATCCGCGCCAAAGCGCGATCAGAACCTTTTTCTGCGGCTTCTAATATTAAGAGCTTTAACTCTGCTTTAGTAATACCATGCATTTTTCCCCCATCAGATGATGTCATCTGTTATCTCTACATCAATAAATTGATTATTTGGAAAGGTTTCTATTTCTCCACCTGTGTATGTAACTTCAAATTCACACTCAAAAGAACCAATAGTATCAGTGTCTCCTGTAGCCCATTGATAATAAACAATCCCGCCTGTCGCGTCTGATATTGTAGCAGAAGCATCAATTTTAACTGTAGAACTTCCAATTGGACGCATGTGAAATCTCACCGATGTTGAGGTCAAATTAACCACAGCACCAGTTCCGTCTTTTAGTGTTACCTGTAATGCAGGTGATGTATCATTTTGTTTTATAAAGAACGCCATGTCTTTTCCTTACAACTTTTACGCGGCTATTTCAACGCTATTTGGTTTCTGAACTGTTAATGTACCAGTGTTGGGGTCACTAACTACTAATTCTGCTAGACTTATACTCTCTAAACCTTCTTCTGCAATTCTGCCTAATGCCGCATTATATACTAGCGTTGGTATTGTGGGAGCTCCGCTTAAAATATTATTCGTATTAAATTCGAAACCTTGCACAAAGGTAATTTCTGGCAAAATAGGACGACCAGTAAGTAAGCGATCATTCTCTAATTCATGCCCTTGGTTAAATGTAGCTTCATCAATAATGAAAGCTGAAGATAAAAGTTCATTCGTAGTAAATGTTTCTTCTTCTGATGCAGAAACTTCTTCAACTATAGGGGGCGCGGTGTTTAAATTTGCAGTTGAGATAACATGGTCGCAAATCATCACAACCTCTGCAATATCAGGAGAAGAACCCGTTATATCATCTCCAGAAAGAATGTTTTCTTCTGAAATATCGGCTTGATCAAGTATATATGCGCTTGAAACTAACGTAGTACCAGAAAGTGCATTTTCTTCGGTAATATCAGCAGTGCCCAGAATTGGTTGCAAAGTTACTAGATTTGTTGTTTCTAAAGTTTCCTGCTCAAAAGCTGATGTATTAGGTACTGATGGACTGCCTGTATTAATGTTCAAACCATCAAAATTATGACCTTGAATGATAGTAGCGCTAGAGATAGCCACGTTTCCAGTTTCTAAGTCTGAAGTTGAGAATGTTTCATCTTCTGACATTGTTTGCGCTGGTACAGAAGGAACTCCACTTAATAGCTCGCCAGATTGCACCACATGCTCCTGAAGGATTGTAGCTGTAGCTAATAATGGTGCGCTTGAAGAAAGTTCACCCGTAGTAAATGTTTCCTCTTCGCTAACAAATTGATCTGGAACATCGGGAGCGCCTGAAAGCAATTCACCAGTGTTAAATAGATGCTCTTGAGCGATAGTCGTTAGTGATGGGATTGGCCTTCTAGAAACTAAATCAAATGCAGAGAAGGTTTCATCTTCAAACATTGTTGCAATTTCAACATCAGGAGCTCCAGAAATCAGTTCATTGATTGATATTACATGAATTTGACCAAAAGATGTAGTTCCGACAGTCGGCAATCCTAAAGTAATACTATTTGCGCCGAAGCCATATGTTATTGTGGCATTAGCCGTTGCTAAAACGGGCGCACCGGCGTCTAAGTTTCCAGACGCAATTTCATATTTTTCTGTGCCAGCATCAGCAAAAGGCGAACTTGCAAAGGTACTAGCACCAAAAGACATTATAAAACTCCTATTTACTTATTGCATATATATCATCTTTTTCCGTCCAGACCAAATAACCATTTTCTTCTAGCTTTGAGCATAACAGAATATCATCAACGTGCTTGTGCTCAATCTTAATAAATCTTGGCTTTATTCGAAAAGAATAATCCATGATAATGTTAAGCTCATGGCCTTCTGTATCTATCTTCAGGAAATCGACATAATCCACAAGGGACATAACATAGTCTAGGGTAGAACAACCAACAGTAATCTTTTCTTCAAAGTCACCTTTTCTATCAGGGTGTTCACTTAATTTGTATCCAATGTGGTTTTCAGAAATAATATGAGAACAGCCAGTTAGCCAGCCTTCATCACGCGCTACAAGCATTTCTAAAGCGCCATTATTATCTGATACAGCGTGATTTCTTACCTCAACATCGTATCCTTCATACTGTTTTTTTACCCTCTCATAAAGGTATGGTACTGGCTCAATGCAAATTCCTTTCCAACCTGATTTCGCAAGAGGAAGGCATGTATTGAAGTCAGCTGAACCAATCTCAACGAATGTTTTAACCATTCACGTCACCACTATAACGGCTTGTCCACATAGTTAGACTATATTTCACACCAGATTTTAATTCATTTACATAGTGTCCATGTGTAACTTGTGCTGGGAATAAAATACATTGACCATTTTTTACTTTTATATTTGAGAAATCTTGCCTTGGAAAAATTAACTCTGCGCCCTCATAATTGCTATTCAGTTTGACGCTACCAGTTACTAAAGATGCATCTGTATGTAATGCCAAAGAAGTTTGTGTATCTGCTGTATATCTCATAGTAAAAGCATCCCTAAGTCCGTAATGCTCCATTGGTGGCCAAAACTTTTCGGAAATTTTCCCTAACTTTTCATGCCAAAGCCTTTCGTATTCATGCCATAGACCCAATTCTTTAAGTCTTATTTCTTGAGCTGGAAACTTATCGCCTTCCATAACGCCCCAATTTCCAAGGCTTTCAGACTTATCTATTAGAAATTTACATTGGTTTTCAGTTAAAAAATCTGTGACTAATATATCTTTAGCAACTTCTTCATAACCTAAAGTCAAATAATATGGGCTTACAACTTCTGCCTCTGTTTTTGTAAATCCAAATTTGCTTGCCATTTCAACAAAAAAGTCTTTAGCATCAACTCCACCATTGCCATGATATATACATCCACAACATTTTGTTTGGTCGTTCCATAGCTGTTGATTAACAACCCTAATCTCAGGCTCATGGTTCTGAAAAATATATGCTTCATAATCAAGTTTTACTGTAAAATCAAAATCACCTTTAAGATATTGTAAATATCTTCTTTGACAAAAAAGCTGGTCGTCAGCGTAGCTATTTCCATCACCTACAGAGCTAGAAACAAACTTGTGAATTGCACTAGCCTTACCGATATACAAACCGCTGTTTAGGTATTTATATTTTGTACCAGTATCAGGAAACAAGTGTTCATCATTTTCTTTAGGCCAACATTCACTTTCTGCCCCGAATACAATATCAGCGCCCATTTGAAAGTAGCGTTCAAGAATAGTTTCTGGGCTGTCCGCAAGAAATGTATCATACCCGTCCATGAAAAGTATGATGGTATCGTCTGGGACAGTTGACAGATATTCGTTAATCAATTGTATTTTTGGCATACCGGCCAAGCCCGTCATTTCATCTCGCCAAGGGTGATCTTTCCCAAGGTTTACTACCTTTACGCCGTATTTTTCCGCAGATTGCTCTAAAGCCCACATTTTTGAGTGTTCGGTTGCTACAGTAACAATTCGAAAGTCTTTTTTATTATTTTGCGTCATGTTATCTCCCTCTATAGTTGATGGTCTTTGTGATCTTGGTATTTGTTTAACAATTTCTGGACGATAAAAATAGTTAAAACTGCCTTTCAACTTTAAGGGCAACCACTCATCTGCTGGTATAATCGCATTAGAAAAGCCATTTATAAGCTCTAATGCGGTTGTTGCGGTTATGGCATAAGCATGAGCATTGTACCAATATCCCAGAGTATTCTCTCTATGACCTAGCCAAACGCTATGGTGAGATTTTAAAATTTCTTCGATTTCGGAGACATCAAAACTAGAGAATACTGCGTCTTCTTCCAAAATTATTCCAGAAACGCCAGATTTTGCAATTTTCTGCCAGACGCGTAAATGACTCACAGAACAACCGAACTCTGCTTTAAGCAACCTCCGGTTATGTATTGGGTCTAACCAAGCTCTATCGGGCTTACAGCCGGTTTCAGCCTCTAAATCTTCCCAACTTTTCCCCCTTGCGTCAAAAGCATCGCAATGAAGGGAAATTTGATAGATTATCAAACGTGGCTCCACTTCGCAACGGGGCAAGCGGCCTTGGATAAGACCACCTTCCAAGGAAGGAAGCACAAACACTTACCGCAAACATTTGCTTTACGTATGTAGTGCTCACACCCCTTGCAAATCTCCATACGCTTGTTGCTCTCTTCTTCGGGTAAAAAGCCATCCATCTTCTACTCTCCAAAGTTAAGGTTTCGGGTGTTCCTGCTTTATCTTATCAATAGCTTCAACCCAGAGAGAGAACTTAGCTCTCAAGTCATCATCTTTAGAAACGCAGTCGTAGATCATACCCAGTTGCTTCTCTAAGCTAGGGTAAAAGATACTACGCTCTGCGCGATAAGTTATCATCTCTCTTAACTCTTCGACCCTAGAGGAGCTAGGTTTTTCGTTAGAGTTATCCCCCCAAACTAGGGTGCTGTAGTCATCGTCTGAACCAAGAGAGAACTCTGCGTCTGGATAGAAGTAAACTATCACATCTTTAACTGTTGTGGACATATGTATTACCTCCTTATGGGTCACCATAGTAAAAAGTACTTCTCCAGTACTTGGCTGTACCACCACAGGGGTCACCAAAATTGCTGTTGCTTATAGTCTTAGAAAAAGAGTTTTGACCAAGCGCACCTGAAACGCCAGAGACAGAGCTACTAGCATGACAACCCCCGATACTGTAGTTTGGACAACTGCCAGTAGGATTTCCGTAAGATGCAAAGTGGATCTTATTGAATACTTTACCAGATGGTGCGCTAACGCTTATGGTTTGGTTCTCCCCAGCGGAAGCACAAACGTAGCCATCATATTTGCTGGTAACTCTAACGCTAAATGCCCTACTTACAAAAGTACCATCATTTTCACCCTGAACTGTGAAGTTATAATCTGTAAAACTAAAAGCGGTTGCTGTCCCCTCAGAGGGAGTACCAGAGACAGTTGCGGTATCTCCACTAACACTGAAGCTCATACCAGAAGGCAAGCTACCTGATATGATTTGCATAGTTCCACCAGAGTTTAGACAAGTAA